ATGGCACCATCAACCCCTCAGTATGGAGCGGGTGGGACGACTTCTCCAATTAACGGATGGAAAACCGGGCTGTCCTCTGACTCTCACTTCCCAATAGGGAAGAATCCACTTCGGCCAACGGCCAGATCGGACTGGTTGGGTTGCCACCCTCCACAGCGTATCGCTCTGCTCGCGGGTGTTTAACGAGTACCACTCGAACCAACTCAAAAGTCAATATCGTACGGCAGGGCTGAAATGGTGCAATTGGTTTCCGTCACAGTGGTCGCTGTGATAGCGAAAGTGATTGTCCCAACAGCCGAAGTTGGGCGGAACGTCCAGTAGCACATAGCAACGGTGCTCCCGGCTCCAATGACAACCTGACCATAGACCTGGGTGGCAGCGCTGTAGGATGGGACAACGGCCGAAATGGCCGTGCCAGCAATGATCATCCACATTCCATACTCTACAAGCTGGTTAACTCCACTCAGTTCCATGTTCTTCACCGCAATCACATTCCCCACAACCTCATCCAGGAGCAACCCTCCAAAGGTGGGGGTATTTCCGAACGGGTTGCTGGCAGAGGCTGCTGTGGCAACTCCATTGACCCACAGGGCCATGATCTGCCCCGTGGGTCTCTGCCCGGGTGTCCAGAGTTCGACCTCATACTCCACGCCAATCTCGCCAATGATGGCGTCAAAAGGATTGGCTCCATCAGTGATGAAGAAGAACCTCCCAACATCATACAAAGCAGCAGCGTCGGCCTGCAGTGTTGTGCTACGGATGAACCTCCTCGGTCCCCCCGTGTCCAAGATCTCCTTAGGGACATCAAGCTCCAGGGGGGCCCACATGTTGCCATTCGCCCTAACATGATAGGTGGACGCAATCTGCAACGTGCGAGGATTGGTGTCACTCGACTTCGGGTCAAGCAACATGATGATTTGCCCTGCTTGAGTAGCAGCGCAGCGTGGATAGTACACAAACTTGAGCCTCCTAAAACGGTAGGTCTCAAAATTGTTGGCAACACCGGACAACCACGGGAAAACCGTAGAAAGTCCGGGGCCGACGGCTTGGGCATGGTTCACAGTGAACGCAAGCTTGCCTAACGGCCAGTCGAACAACTCGGAGTGCGCAATAACCACGCACTCCCCCTCGCTACGAATGCGAGGGTTGCGACTTTTCATCGTCTTGTTGACGGCAAGGTTCGCACCCTTGTTGCCGGCCTTGCCGGCGTTCGCGGCCTTAGACCGCTTTGGTTGGTTAGATTTCTTCATTATGGGATACCGATGAGAATTCCAGACCCTACTCAGTGTTGATGACTTACCGTGGGCTAAGGCATGTCTACCCCCAAGCGCAATGCGAAAACGCACTGCTCCTACGGACTAAGCCAATCAACACACAATAAAGGGTTGGATAAGAATCGGGACTGTTCATTGGGAGACCGGTATGAGCCGTGCAGTCTCTTGGCGATTTGGTTCGCATGGAAAATTTTACGCTTGGTAGCAACCATTTTGGTCAAACGGTGGAACAGGTCAGATGTGGTTTACTATCAGCGCGAGCCTAAGCCTGCGTCATCATTAGCAACGCGACGTCACCGCGTTCTTGCCCCACCTGCCCACCGTCGTCTCTCAACCCCATGCGTATCGGGACGCCTCCCTTCGGTGCACACGAACACTCACTTTCCAAGGTGAGTGAGGTCAAACATGTTGACAACATCATCTACTATCGGATTGTCGCCCCAACAAGGTGTTACCCGTTGATACTCCCCCTCCATGGCTCTCTGCAAATCAGGCCAAATGTCAAACGCTAGAGCAAACGACTCCCGAGCAATCTCACTCGGTTCGGTGAACTTATGGTGCAGTCCACGAGCCAGAAAGTCAAATCCGGTTTCTAGCTCTCGCCTAGCGTACTTGGCTCTGATCGAATTCCCTCGTCTAGACACAAGATCAATATCCAACCCCCGACCCAACATCGAGTAGTAATGACCCAACACCGGCAAATCACCAGCCAAGGCAATCCCACATTCGGATATTGCGGCACGGTGATAATTCCAGTCGGATTCGGAATTGATCGTCTTGACAGAATAGGAGTCCTTAGTCAGAGAGACGCGCGGATCCCTTACCATTCTCCACTTCCCCAGACATACCTGGACAGGTCTCGATTGGCAAAAGTCCACTTGCT